TAACCTCGATTGTAAATCTCTGCTTGCCATAAATTGAGAGCGTAGACTAATAATCCTGTTGCTATCATGAACCATAAAATGGTGATTGCATTAATTTTCATTCGTTCACCAGCGTTTTGCGTAGGTGGCAAGGGCTGGCGTAGCTTGTTAGCAATACCCAATCGCCTGTGACTTCATCGCTATGTATAGCGTGATTAGATCCCATAAAATTTAGAAAGGCCTGTGCCATTTTTAAAGCGGCGTAGTTGTCAAACCAGTACGCATACTTCCAAGTTAGCAATGGCGCAGGTTCAAATCTGTCTACCTGCTTTTCCCAATCCTGGCCGTTCCATTCCATTGAGGTAATCCATAGCTGCTCGAAGTCAGCCGCCTTTATATCAATCTGTATTTTCATTTGTAGCCCGTCTATACCACTACTGTGCTTCGTGGTACGGGCTTAGTATTGCACCTGTGTATGACTTTGTGGATTGTTTTAGTGCATATTTGTATAACGGTTTGGTAACGTTTTACCTGTAATACCTGCCGAGTGCGGTAAATGAGCCATCCTTTGGATCAATAGGCACTAACGTGGGTGTTAGCGTCTTTCCCTCGGACTCGAGTATAGCAAACCCATTCTGCCAATTAGCGCTGTTATAGCGAATATAGCCCGCTTTCTTTCTATCCATAAGATTACCTACCTCACAGCCATATAAAGCCCTGTAATGGCCGTTTACGCCCTCTGAGTAGGCACTCATGCCCAGCCTGTGCGAATGCCCCGCTAAAACAGACTTGCCAAACTTCTTAGCCAAATTTAAGGCCGTAATACCTGCGTGGTGGCTCATACTTCCCTCGTCGCCGTGGCAAAGAATCCAGTCAGGGTGAAACTCATAGGCCTTGCGGTGGTAGGTCATGCCCATATCGGCGAACCCCATGAAGGCTGGGTACTGTAGCTCAGGCAGATTGATTAGGCCTGGTACCTTTAATAAAGTGTTATATAAGCGATCAGAATGATTGCTCCTGATAATGTGCATTTCTGGACTGTACTCACCGATATCCCAAAGTATCTGCTTGCATAATTCACGGTCAGCGTGTAGATCTTCGCTATAAGCCAGAGGTGTTCCTTCACTCCATTTGCTAATCGATTGAAAGTCAATCTCGTCGCCAACCACCAGTACAGAATCAAACTTCTCCCGCCTGGCTAGCTTGATGATATTCTTTACGGCAGAATCCAATTGATATGGAACCTGCAGGTCTGAGATTACTAGCCAACGCTTAATCGTCTTCCTCGTCTGGAGTAGGGATAGTTGGGATAATTCCCTTGTCGCCTACGATCCAGTCAGGCATTGATTCAGGGCTATCCATGAGATAAAGCGCAACGGACTCGGAGAAACCCGCCTTGCGTGCTGCTTTAAACATTTCGTGTTTGGCAATGTAAAACACTTCTAACTTACTTAATGGGTCAGGCGACTTACGCACCCTGCGTCTGCTTATCTTTTTGCGCTTGCGAACGGTAGCCATGTTAAAATTATCGCTTACTAATTAGAATAAATAGATCATCAACACGCTGTTCTAGTCTTGTTAATTGATCCTTCATACTGGACCCTCCATTGGGCCTCAGTTCATTTAGCCAACCCTTAACTAAGAAACGTAACCCGACTAGTCCGCCTGTTAGCACGGCGCAAACGCCAGCGCCAAAGCCAGCCCACTCTGTAGGTGTCATGCGTCATTAGCACCGAGGCCATAGGCACTATCGGATTTATCTAAAGCCCTGACTGCTGGACCTGCGAGCGCTGAGATAACCACAGCTACAACAGGATCTAATCCCAGTTCGTTACTTGCTAAGAATGTTAAGAATGAAACCAATACGCCACGTGCGTATGATTTAACTACGGCCTGTTGCTTTTTGCTTATCTTCATATCTTGCCCCCTATTAGTGGTATATCGAACGGCCTATTATCTAGGTCGCCTAACTTTGTAATACTAATATGTATGTGTCGCTTGTGTGGATTGATGCCTTTGTATTTACGCCAGCGCCAGTTTAATATCTTTGAGCATATTCGCCCGTTATAGATGACGTATGATATGCGTGAATCCGATTTGGCTGCGATTCTGACCTGGTCAGCCAGATAAGGTGCGAGGCTGTCGGATGACTCCAACCTAGAATTAAGATCAAGACCTCTGACCCACCCGAACTCGTCTGGATTATGATCCGATTTTCTGGCGGAGTGACGACTATCGCCCAACCATCCTTCTGGACTTTTAGTACACCGATCTGGAAACCACGTATCAACTTGATCTCTTAACTGCACACCAGCTGCGCATAACTTTGGCTGCATTACAAACCTAGAGCTTGTAAATCCTCAAGAGTTAAACCAAGGGCAGCTAGTTTTGCTTGTGCTGCTTCTTTGGCATCTATTTTGGCTTGCGCTTTATCTGCAATTAAATCCTGAACCTCAGCCCATAATCCATCAAGTGTTGATTTACTAGGTTTAGGTGTATCAGACAACCAAGTTAAACCTGAGTAATCATCTCCGTTTAATGTCCACTCATCACTAGGATATTTATATTCTAAAATTTTTGTGTAATCAATCATTATGCACCTATTTCCATAACTGTAATTGTGCTGACGGATCTTGATTTATCGGCTGCATCTGTATCGTCATAACTACGATTTACATAAGTTGTCCAACCGCTTGAAGGTGCTAAACCCGCCACCTGAATTTTGTAAGTAGTTGATGATGTTGTTGCTGGACTATCCAAGAAAACTAAATTGATGCTCTTGGCTGCATTCACATTGGTCAGAATAATATCTTGTGAAACCCTTGTCCTGTTGCTGGCTGCATCTCCAATTGCAATATCTGTTGCGCCTCGCAACAATCTCATCCCAGAATTGCCTTGCCCGTCTCTTGCTGATGCACTTAAAGTAATCATAACTAAAACTTTAGAAGTTGCAGCAGCAGGTGTTATTGAAACACTTAAACCAGTCACATCAGTAAAAGCAGCAGCAGCGGTGCTAAATGAATCACTTTTTAAGGTTGAAACAACCTGCAACACTTTGCCACCGCCACCAGCAGGAGTTGCCCAAGATGGCACACCACCAGCAACAGTTAATACTTGACCAGTTGAACCAATGCCTAATCTTGCAGGTGTTGATCCGCTTGATGAGTAAATAGTGTCGCCAGTAGTAGTCATTGGGTTAGTCATACCTGTTGTATCTAGGTTTGCCCAAGCACTGCCTGTGTAATAAGTAGTTACGTTTGTATCTTTAAGATATGCAAAATTGCCTTCTTGCGGTGATGTTACAGCTGCATCTCTAGCAGCGGCGCTAGCAAATACCCAGACACCTTGCATTAAGTAACCATCAACATCGGCAGCGGTTAATACCTCGCCCGTGACAAAGTCCTTAAATCCTAATCCTGCGGCCATTATTTCTCCTTAGTAACTGAGCACATTATAGTCTAACGTGCCGTATATATTGTTATTTAGAATCAGGGCATCAATTACGGGTTCTAAAGTCGTAAAGAAGACCCTAAAGCTGTTCGGTGTGATTGTTGTAGCCACGCCAAATATCTGCAAAGTGTTATCAAGGGTAGATCCGCCTGGCTGCGTAGTAACGATTCTGATTGGGTCAAAGAAGTCCAACTCCAAGGCCGCAATAATGCCTGCGTTATAATTGTTGGTGTATAAATCCAACTCGATTCCGTCGCATCTCACGCTAGTTTCTGCACGGCTGGCGACATAAGCCTGTGCGTAGTCAAGTGCTACTGCATCGGTCTGCATTAAAAGATCCTGCAAGTTGTATGAATGGATAAAGTATTTGTCGATACTTGCTTGATTTATTGCCGTCTGTGGCGAACCACCCGTACGGCTAATCTGAGCGGAATTAAATATTAAATCATCGTCTAGTTTCCACATAGCGTTGGCGTATGAGATACCCGTGCCATCATCGTTAAAGGTAGTTACAGTTCCACCGATTGATCCCGCCGTTACCGATCTGTCTTGGAATACAAACTCCCCGTCTGTGTTCACGTATAGAGCCCCGTATTCGGATGTGGCTACGGTGGTCATAGCGTCTAGCGAAGTGCGTGCTGTCCCAGGATCCGCTTGAAGTGTGGTCAAACCCGCATCGACATCCCTCATAGTTGCTGGCCAGTCAATCTGATCTAATATTTGATTGATTCTTGTGCCAGATAAATTGCCAGCGCTAGCACCTGTTACCGTGGATATTTGTGCGTTAGAAGCTAGGCGGAACGCATCGACGGCGGTAATCGTAGTGTAAGCGACTTCTGTTGCATCCTTTGGTTGGGTATTGACGTATGAAGTAATAAAGCCTGAGAATAGGCTATAAGTCGTTGCTCCATACGTGGCACTGATTTGCACTTTTTTCATAGGAGTTAAAAGCTGATAATAGGGTCCGCTTGGGTTAGTTGGGTTAAAGTTTCCGTTCTGATCAACAATGCGCAAGGTAAGTTGGCCTGTTTGAAATTGATCTGCTAAAGCATTACGGCCACGGCTAGTCTGTATTAAATTAACTCGATCTGATACATCTACAATAAAGGCTGCAGAATCTCCCAATATGTTTACGTCTAGTATCCCAGTACCTAAAATCATAGCCTGAGCAAAACTTGGCCCAGTCGAGAAGTTAATCACCGCATTTATTGTTGGTACAGTCATTACTGGATGGTTCCCGCTGGCACTAACTTGTTGCCATATTTAAGATTTACTCTCACTAACTCGCCAATGGCAGCCACCAATTTGTCACTGCTAGCATTTGGATCAAGGGTTAATGTAGCTGTGGTTTGTGCGGTAGCAGCGGCTGTTGCGGCCGTTTGTGCGCCCGTATTTGTTACGCCTTGTGGCACTCTGGCAAACTCATCTGGTGCTATTTGATTACGGCCTCGACCAGTCATCTCACCTAAAGCATTAAATAAGGCTGGGCCTAAATTGCGTACTGCTACGGCAGCTTGATTGGCTGAATCAGCAAGGGCTTTAGCCGCTAATGCTCCGTCAAGTTCGGCGTTGTATTTCTTAGCCAGTGCTTCATTATTATTTGCAATAGCAGTTAAGGCGTTTACTCTCAGTTTATCCTCTGCGCTTATATTAAAGTTCAAAGCCGCTGCTAAACCAATGCGCTCTAAATCAAACTTGTCTTTAAGTTTGTCTACCTCGGTCCTGGCCTTTAATGCCGCATTTTCTGCGGTGCGGTAAGTGGCAGAGTCTTTAATTAATTTAGATTCTTTCATTCTGTCAGCTAGACGTTTTTGCGCTAATGCACGATTTTCTGCATCGCTAATCGGTTTTCTATCTTTGCCTATATCGTAAGCAATTAAACCTGCCGTACCTAATATGAGTTGCTTTTTGCCTAATGTTAATAAAGCCGCAATGGCTAGTAAGAACTTGCCAACGTCACTATCTATAATTTTCTTTACTTCGCCAATCAACTCGCCCATGCCCCTAGTGGTATTCGCAATAGCGGTGGCAAAACT